GGCAGCAGTGCCTGAAGTAACCGAGCCTCGCAATAGCGGGGCTTTTTTATGCGCATCGCACGCGCACATCTTAGAAAGTCTTTCAGTCGTGAGCATGGGCAAACCGATTGCTTTCGGCGGCTTTGCCGTGCGACAGGCTCACGTCTAAAAGGAAATTTAAATGAGACTGACCGTTTTAGATGACGATCCTGGCCGGAAAATTAATCCCGCTCAGGAGCGATATAAAGTCTATATCGATGGCGTTGAAGTTAAGCATGTATTCACTGCTGATGATGAAAAAGACGAGGTGATTGCAGCAGTACCCGATGAGCGCGGATACATGACGGCGGAGAACGGCGTGGTTAAGCAACAAACGCTTTACGGAAAAGTCACCATTAAGCGCCAATAACCCCCCCCACAGGATAAGCCGTAAGTGGGTGAGCCATTCCGTGAGGAATCGCGAAGCCTGCGACCATGACAACCCCCAAGAAGATTCACCATTAGCAACAAAGCATCATCGGCCTCGCCACTGTGCGGGGTTTTTTTATGCGCTTCGCACGCGCAAACATCAATCCCTAAGCCTACAGAAAAGCAAGCCTGAGATTATCCGTAAATGGTGCGTCTTAGGGGACGGCTTAATCTGTGCGACAGGCTTGTTTCTCTATAGGAGCACCAACCTATGCAATATCCAGTAAATGACCATCCGTTAGTAATGACCAGCATTGAAATCGCTGAGCTGGTAGAAAAGCGGCACGATAACGTTAAGCGCACGATAGAAAGCCTTATTGAGCGGGGCACGATTGCTTCTCCTCAAATTGAGGAAAAGCCCACAGCAGGCCGCCCAGTGAGTGTTTATGTGTTTGAAGGTGAGCAGGGTAAGCGCGACAGTATTATTGTCGTTGCTCAGCTTTCTCCTGAATTTACCGCCCGCCTGGTTGATCGCTGGCAGGAACTTGAAACCCAACTTAGTCAGCCCGTGAGAATACCGCAGAGCCTGCCGGAAGCGTTGCGCCTGGCGGCAGACCTTGCGGAGAAGAAAGCGGAGCTGGAAAACAAGCTCGCTATTGCCGCGCCTAAAGTCGAATTCGTTGATAACTACGTCGAGGCAACCGGCGCGATGGGCTTCCGTGAAGCAGCAAAACTGCTGAAGGTGAAAGAACCGGACTTCCGGTTGTTCCTGATAGAGCAGGGCATTATGTATCGCCTGGCCGGTAAGTTGACACCCTATGCTCAGCATCTCGATGCCGGTCGCTTCACCATGAAAACCGGAGAGAACCAGAACAACGGACATGCCTTCACTCAGGCCAAGTTCACTCCGCGTGGTATCCAGTGGATCGCCTCATTACTGGCAGGTCACGACCTCAATGACCAGGCGGCCTAATAAGAGGTGAGAGCCTCTTTCACAACGGCTCTCCATTACAAAAAATACCAGCTGCCAGCGGGCTAGATAATGGTATAATTATTCAAATGGCGCTGGATTAGGATACTGCGATGAGATTCGAAGATAATCAGATAATTTACGAAAGCGACCTGAATATTTTTGACCTGCACGACCGAGTCATTGACTTCTCTGTAGACCCGCACATTAAAGAACCAGATAAACCTATTGGCATCTATCGAGCCATTTATAAAAATGGAATCGAAATAGCTCATTGGATACAGCCAATCGAGTGACCCATAACCGTCCCCCTCCGGGCGGTTTTTTATTGGAGTAAACATGGCTGAAACCTACCGCATCACAGTCAAAACCAAAACAGGCGAAACGCATGAAGGTCTGATGAAGCGATCTCAGCCAGAGATTATCAACGGATTCATCGGCATCGCTCGCGAAGACGGCTCATGGGTATACCTGGCACCTGATAATGTGCAGGAAATGGAATACGTGCCTGAGCCGGATAAAGACGAACAAACATCGTAAGGAAAAGAAATGGCAGGTCTGACAATTAAGCAAGAGGCTTTCTGTCAGGCATACATCGAAACGGGTAATGCTTCAGAGGCTTATCGGACGGCGTATGCTGCTGACAAGATGAAGCCGGAAGCAGTACATGTTCAAGCCAGCAATTTAAAGGATAACCCTAAGATCGCCCTAAGACTTAAGGAGCTTCAGGGAGAGATTAGGCAGCGCCATAACGTAACTATTGATTCTCTGTTGGCTGAGTTGGAAGAGGCCAGGCAGAAAGCACTAAGCGCCGAAACGCCTCAATCATCAGCTGCTGTAGCGGCAACAATGGGCAAGGCTAAGCTCACCGGGCTTGATAAGCAGGTCGTGGAACTAACAGGTCAGGGCGGCGGCCCGGTTCGGGTAGTCACTATGTCGCCTGACGATATTAAGCGGGTGATGGAGAATGACGACTGCTGACGATTCTATCCGTGCCAGCATGTGCGAAGCTGACGGGCTTTACTTTGCCCGCTACTTCTTCAAGCAGCGGACTGGCGGAAAGATGATAGTTGCACCTCATCACAAGGTGATACAGCAAACGCTGGACAGGGTGATAGACGGCGAGATTAACCGCCTCATCATCAACGTTCCACCTGGCTACACGAAAACAGAACTGGCAACCATCAACATGATGGGGCGTGGGCTGGCGCTGAATAAGCGAGCCCGGTTTATGCATCTTTCCTACTCGCACAACCTCGCGCTTCTGAACTCATCCACTGCCCGCAGCATGATTAAGTCCCAAGCCTACCAGGCTATGTGGCCGATGGAGCTGCGCGACGATGCCGATAGTAAGGCGATGTGGTGGACTGAATATGGCGGCGGTGTGTATGCCTCATCGTCAGCAGGACAGGTAACTGGCTTCCGTGCCGGGCATATGGAACCTGGCTGGCAGGGCGCGCTGATTATTGATGACCCCGTTAAGCCCGATGACGCCTATTCCGAAACGGTTCGTGACGGCGTAAACAGCCGCTTCAACGAGACGATTAAATCTCGTCTGGCTATCGAAACCACGCCGATGATAGTCATCATGCAGCGCATCCACTACCACGACCTGAGCGGGTATCTGTTGCGGGGTGGTAGTGGTGAGATGTGGCACCACCTGAATCTGCCGGTAATCATCGACAACAGCCGCTCTTATCAGGAGCAGTACCCGGACAACAGTCACGCCATACCGATTGAGCACGGCTTGCCTGATGGCTGGCTATGGCCGTTCAAGCACAACGAGAGCCACCGCACAGCGCTGTTCTCTCATCGCCGGACGGCAGAAGCGCAGTACATGCAGAACCCTCGCAGGTTCAACGCAGAAGGCGCGCTGTGGACAGAGCAGATGATTGCAGCAGCACGCGCCCTGAACATCACCGAGCAGCTATCCAGAACGGTTATCGCTATCGACCCGCAAGCCACCAACAGCGAAGAGAGCGATGAAACGGGGATTGTGGCCGCAAGCTCATACGGCGCAGGAGATAAGCGACAGTATTCAGCCGACGGCGACTACAGTGGCAAATATTCCCCTAACGGTTGGGCAACGCGTGCAATGGACGCTTACAAACAGCATGACGCCGACGCGATTGTGATTGAAACCAACCAGGGCGGTGACATGGCAGAGGATACGCTCCGCAATGCCGGGTTCAAAGAACGAATCATACGCGTCCATGCGAGCAAGGGTAAGTTCGCGCGAGCAGAGCCAATATCAGCGCTGTATGCACAGGGTCGCGTAGCCCATCGTGGCAATCTCTATCAACTGGAAAACCAGCAGATGGAGTACGTGCCAACCACCTCCAAGAAATCACCCGACCGCCTCGATGCGCTGGTATGGGCGATGACGGAATTAAGCGGCCAGTCTAAGGGCGCAATCTTCTTCTAAGGAGTTCATCAGTGAGTGAACAACAAGGCGAGGTTTCATTCCTCGTGAACGCCCTTGCTGATGCGATAGGGCGGCAACGAATGCTGTACGCCCACGGACAGAATGGCAACACCAAGCGCACCAAACTGTGGGATGAGTTCGGATATCCGAGCGATGTAGGTTTCGACCAGTACTATCGTGCTTATGAGCGCAATGCGGTGGCTCATGCCGCCGTGCATAAGCTTCTGGACTCGTGCTGGGTGGACAATCCGACCATCATCGACGGCGAAGAGAAGGATGAGTCTGGCGAGACCACTGAATGGGAGCGCACCGTTGAGAAGCTTCTCAAGCGCCATTGGGCGAAGCTGAAAGACGCCGACCGCCGTAACCTCGTGGGGCGCTATTCGGCCCTGTTAATTCAGGTTAAGGATGGCCGAGAATGGAAAGACCCGATCAACGCTGACTACATCAGGTCCCTCGGCACCGAACGCCTGAAGGCAGTGGTTAAGCTTATCCCGGCATGGGAAGCGCAGATCAAGCCGGGAAATTTCGACACTGATACAATGTCGGAAACCTACGGCCAGCCTGTGATGTACAACTTCAACGAGCAGCCAGTCGGTGATGACGGAACTTATGGTCCGGTGCGTAGCGTTCAGGTTCATCCGAGCCGGGTCATCATTCTCTGTGAAGGTGCCGAAGATGAGAATATGCTCTCCGGCATTCCACTGTTGCGCGCCGGGTACAACAAGCTCCTCGATATTGAGAAGACGTCCGGTGGTAGTGCTGAAGGGTTCCTGAAGAATGCCAGTCGCCAGCTTGGTATCGCGTTCGACAAAGAAACAGACATCGCGACAATCCAGGCTCAGGCCAAAGAGGCAGGATTTAAAGATTTGGGGGAAGCCCTGAATGACAAAATGTCTCGCTTCAACAAAGGTACTGACGCAGCACTGGCGATGCAGGCTGGGCAGCTGTCGGTGCTATCAGTCGCAGCGGCCGACCCGACACCTACATGGACGGTAGCAGCTAACGAGTTCTCAGCGACGATTCAGTGTCCGTTCACCATTCTCTTTGGTCAGCAGACGGGGCGTCTTGCTTCGGATGAGGACAAGACGGACTGGGCCAAGCGCTGCAATGGTCGTCGCTGGGGCTTTATGTCCGACTTCATCACCCGCGTCATTGAGCGCTTCTGGGAGATTGGCGTCATCGACCCGCCGAAGTCTGGCGAGGTTACGCTCGCATGGTCTGACCTACTCGCGCCGAGTGAGAAAGAGAAGATCGCAAATATGCAGGCGATGGCAGCCGTGGCTAAAGACACTCAGCAGGCATACGGCACTCCAGCGATTACTGAGAATGAAATCCGTGCTGTCGGTGAGCTTGAGCCAATCAGTGAACCAGAGGAGCCTGCCGGCACCGCGACTACAGACCCGCTGACAGGTGACCCAATTGAACAACCGACAACGACCGGGCAGCCCGATAATTCCGCGCAATAAAGCCGACCCCACGCAGTCATACCGACCGGTTAACCGGATGTTCCGGGATATCGAGAACCGTTATTACCAGATAAAGAAGGCACTGAAGCAGTTGCTCGATGCTTATCTGGTCGGCAGGGAGCGCAGCGGTAATTCACTGTACGGGTACATCCTGGCGAGAGAAGGCAATAAGCCGGACACGCTCTACCAGGTGAATGCGGGAACCTACATCTATGACATGTCACCACAGCAACTGTCTGAACTACTGCTGCGCGTAGAAACGATTCTGGACGACTATCTTCTCGAAGGTGGGGATAACAACCTCTGGGCGCTTCAGTACGTTTCTGATGAGTATCAGCGCGGCACATTGCAGGCATTCACGAATCTGTCAGCGCAATCGGCTGTCTATGAGCAGTCAACGACCCTTCAGCAGTTGCTAAGCAGTCCGGCGTATCAAAACCAGGTGGCAGCGGCTTACATCTCTACCTACAGCGAATGGCGGGGAATAACTGATGCTGCTCGCGCTGACCTGGCGAACATAGTTTCTGATGCAATAGGGCGCGGTGTTAACCCGCGCGAGACAGCCAGCCTGATTAGCAAGCGTCTGGATGTGTCGATGTCGAAGGCAAAAAACATCGCTCAGACTGAGCAGGTCGGAGCGCTGCGTGAAGCTCAATGGAATGAAACGGACTGGGCTTCCGAGAGGCTCGGGCTGAACACTGGTCTTCTCCATCTTTCTGCGCTGAAGCCTACCACCAGGACAACGCACGCATTCTGGCATGGAAAGGTCAGAACCGTGCAAGAGGTGCGCGACTGGTATGCAGTAGATGGTAACAAATATCATTGTTATTGCTCCCAGATCCCGGTCCTGCTTAACGAAGACGGCAGCATATTCAATCAGGGGCTGGCGGATAAGCTGGCGAGAGAAAGAAAGTCTTGGATCGACAAGTAAATGAGAATAATGTTTAACCTCTTATGATATGGAGGTTTTATGATTGACCAAAATACTGTAGTGCATGTGGGGAATGGCAAGCAGCAATCTATAAATCTTGGAAGAGTTTCTCTCTTTGAGTACGTGGCGGAAATCGGCAACGGAGAAATTAAGCTTGTATTTACCCGCAAAGAGTCTGAGTTCAACAGAGAGGAAGTTAGTCGCTTGATAAGCCTGAGCAAGGAAGAGCTGAAATTTACTCTCATCAGCAACAATTCTGAGCATTCCTATGATGCCACGCTTCAAGAAGTAACATTAAATTCAAACGAGTTTTTCGAAAGCCTCACGCTCAAAGCTCTTGTAGTTTAAATCCATCAATTGTTAAAAGGTCGCTACGGCGGCCTTTTTTATTGCCTGAAATCCACCAATGAGGCTGCTATGTGGCAATTAGCTTATGACCTTAATTTCCCGATTCGAGGCTGGGTTTACTCAAAGCGTATAGAGATGCGGTGGGACAATGGAAACATTGAGAATGTGTGCTTATGCCACTTCTTTCCTGCCAAACCAACCAAGAAGCAACTCCGCAAGGCGCGCAAAAACAAAATTCATTAAGAGGAAGCAACGTGAAGCTATCCAGCATCCACGTTAAATCCCTCGCCATCAACTCTTCAAACATCTCAACTGAAACCATCGACGGTGACGAGCATATCGTCATTCGTGGCGTCGTGCCTGTCGTGGATGACGTTGTCATGAATGGCGGGTTGTATCCGGCTGAGGAGATTAACAAGAGCTTTAAAACGCTCGAAGGCAACCCGATGCCTTTCGGGCATCCGAAGATTGGCAACGAGCACGTCAGCGCCACTAACCCGCGAGCGGTTAATCAGTTCCACGTCGGCGCATGGGCTGAAAACGTCCGCAAAGACGGCGACCGTGTCGTCATGGACATGAAGGTCAACAAGCGTATCGCTCAGTCCAGCGAGAAGGGTAAACGCCTTATCGAGCGTCTTGATGAACTGCAGGCCAACTCAAACGCCGAGCCGATTCACGTATCTACCGGTCTTCTTCTGCGCCGCGAGCAGAACAGCGGCAAGTCGAAGGGTAAAAGCTACTCATGGGTCGCCCGCAACATGCAGTTCGACCACGTAGCCATTCTTCTCGATGAGCCTGGAGCCGCAACCCCTGAAGAGGGCGTCGGCATCTTCGTTAACGCAGACAACTCCCAACAGGAAGTGAGCGTAGAAAACGCAGACCTCGCGCAGGCATCTAACTGCACTAGGGAAGGGCTGCTTAACAAGACCAAATTCTTCTTTACCAACGCATCAAATTTCTCATTCGACGATATCCAGCGGGCTATTAGCGACAAGCTCCGTGAGGGTCGTGACAACGATGATTGGGTATGGCCGGAAAGCGTATGGCCGGACTCCTTCGTTTATCGGGATGCAGATAAATATTTCAAACAGAAGTACCTCATCGACGATGACGGCAAGGCTCAATTCGTCGGCGAACCTGTAGAAGTCGTGCGCAAACCACCTGAGTACGAAATTAAAACCAACGGAGAAAGAGATCCGATGAAAGACATGATTATCAATGCGCTGAAAGCAGCTGGTAAGCCGACAGAAGGCAAATCAGAAGCTGAGCTGCTGGATGCGTTCAACCAGATGGCTGTTGAGAAAGCAGCTTCTAAAGGTGAGACGCCGGAAGAAAAGGCCGCTCGCGAGAAGAAAGAGGCCGAAGAAAAGGCAGCCAAAGACAAAGCCACTAACAGCGAAGAAGCGCCGGCATGGTTTAAGCCGTTTGCCGACAAGCTGAGCTCTATCGAATCCGGCCTGACTGCTAACGCCGACCAGGAAAAAGCGACCAAGCGCGAAGCGGTGAAAGCCAAGTTCAAGCTCGACGATATGGCAGTCAACGCCCTCGACGGCGCAGCTCTGGATGGCCTGTATGCACAGTGCGCTACCACTCGCAGCCTGTCCGGCGCATTCAACCATTCCACCGATAAACCCTTCTCTGAGATGCCGGAGTAATAAAAATGGCTAAAGACGGTAAACACGTAATTCACGCGGGTGGCGTATTCCCGAACCCGCTTCTGAACCGCGAAGGCGGGGCAGCCGCAGCGACTCAGCCGGGCACCATCGGCGTATTCACCAACGGCAAATTCACCGCATCCACCAACGGCGGCGAAAGCGCTGTGCTGTATGTGGCGAACTATGACTATCTGCGCTGCATGGGCGTCGATGACGTCATTCCTGCTAACGAGCTGGTCGTCGGCATTCAGTTACTGCCTGGCATGTTCCTGAACGTTCGCGCTGCTGCCGGCACCTATAACAAAGGCCAGGCACTGGCTATCTCTAACGGTCGCGTCACTACCGGCGGCACTGCATCCGCAGTCCTGTTCGTGGAAGAAGACAAAGCGACAACTGTTGCTGCAGGCGACCTGCTGCGCGTAGTGGTCAAGTAAGGAGACCGATTAATGTTTGTATATTCCAAATCACTTGGCGAGAAGACTGGCAACCTGGAAGTAAACCAGGCTCAGTTCCGCGCGCTGCAGGCCGAACGCAACGCTACCGCCCAGGCGGTTGCTGATTTCCTGTCTCGCACCCAATGGCGTGGCGCTGCTGAAGATACTCCGACGCTGAACGCCGTTAACGCGGTTGATGATATCCGTCGCCTGTACCGTGCGTACGATACCACCGTGACACAGCAGTTCGAACCCAACACGCAGTTCACTCTGCTGAACGACCTGATGCCGCTTTCCCGCTCTGTACGTATCGAGCAATCCCGTTACGACTACGCCCGCACCGGCGGTCGTGGTTGGGCACACACATCAATGTCCGGCCAGATTGGCGCAGCGCTTGACGCTCGCGTCTACACCTTCGACGGCACGATGGTTCCGATCCACGATTCAGGCTTCAAGTTCAACTGGCGTGACCCAATCTTCAACAGCCCCTCAGCGCTTCAGTCTCAGGCTGACGCACAGCGCGGCTCCGTGGAAGATGTTCAGCGTCAGTACGTCGATTACATGTGGGACGGCTACCGCGACGCGGCTGGCAACTACGCAGTATTCGACGGCCTGACCTGGAAGGGCTTCCGCGCCGATGAGCGTGTCGCTCAGGTGACGCTGAACGTAAACATGGCGACAAGCACCGATCCGAAAGCAATTCGCGCCGAAGCAATCCGTCTGCGCGATGTGTTGAAGCTTGGCAATTATCAGTACGGCCAGCAGACCTGGTACGTTTCCTCTGAAATCGTCTCCAACCTGGAGCAGTATTTCAGCGACAACTTCCAGTCTCGCACCGTGCTACAGGAACTCCTGACCCTGACCGGCATCGCAGCTATCAAAGAAGATGCGAAACTTCAGGGTAACGAAATCCTGATTGTTCCGCTGCAGGCTGGCGTAGTTGCTCCGATTGTAGGTCAGGCCATCGGCACCGTTGCCGACCCGCGTCCGTTCTACAACAGCGATTACATCTGGCGCACCTGGGGCGCAATGGGCCTGATGGTCAAAACCGACATCAACGGTCACTACTCCGTGGTTCACGCCACCGGCGAAGCGACCAGCTAAGGAAGCGATATGGCACTGGTAAAAGTTATCTCATCAAACCTTTTTGCCGGTGCCAATTTCCAGAAGCTGGAGATTGGCTCTGAGGTGGAGGTTGCCGATTCAATCGCCGAGCGATGGGTTAATGCCGGTCTGGCTGAGTACCTGGAAGAGCGCCAGCTGGAAGTCGCCACACCCAAGCGCGGACGGAAACCCAAAGATAAGGAGTGACCATGGCTATCACGCCAATCACAGCAGCGCAGGTTAAACAGCAGCTGTCATCCCTCGGTTACTCCATCCCTGATTTCATCATCGACGCATATCTCTGCAAGCTCAGCACTATCGAGCAGTGCCTGGAGGCGTCTGGCTACGACGAGTGTGACGTCGTGCTGATTCAGGTATATGCCGTCTCTCTTATGGCCTTAACGGCATACAGTCAGCGCATTAAATCGCAGTCAGCGCCTTCAGGGGCGTCGCGGTCATTCGACTATACCGGCGATGTGCTTTCGATGCGTGACGCTCTTCTGTCACTGGATAAGAGCGGATGTACGGCGTCGCTGCCGATTGACGTGGGTAGCCGCGTCGGCTTCTTTGATGTTGTTGGGGGCTGCTGATGTGTGAGAAAGAGCAGAAACCTAAAAATCCCGACGAGGAGCCGTGGGAGTATGAGGATTACCACCTATGAGCTCAGTAGCTAACTGGTCATACACCGCGACAGCGACAATATGGCGAAAACTGGATGGTCAGGACGACTACGGCGACCCGCTCGGTTATGCAGCGCCTGAGCAGATTCTTTGCGGCTATGAAGGCGGCCTGAGCAAGCGCATCGGCGGTATTGGTTCAGAAATCGTTGCGAAAAACACAATCTGGACTGAGTACGCACTGGCTAAGGCTGGCGATTATGTGCTGATTGGCATTTCCGACCTGGCTGACCCGAAAGAAGTCGGAGCTGATGAGGTTCAGCAGGTGCTTCGCTATGAAGACACCTTCGAGCGCATCGCCGACGACTACGCCATCATAACAGGAGTCTGATATGGCCGGTAAAGTTCGCGGCATTGCCCAGGCGAAAGCTAATCTGGACGCGCTGATTAATGACGTGCAGGGGCGCAAGGTCGTCAGGGCCGTGCAGTCAGCACTGTTAATCGGTGGCGCGCAGGCAGCGTTATACACCCCAATCGACACATCAACGCTTCTGAACAGCCAGTTCCGGGAGATTGACGCTAACGGCACAAAGGTAACCGGCAGGGTGGGCTACTCGGCCAACTATGCGGTTTACGTTCACGATCCGAATGTTCCGCAAACCTTCCGCCGCGCCACAGCCCGCAAAGAGTTCCTTACCAAGGGCTTTGAGGACACCAGAGACCAAATCGACCGGGTTATGAAGCAGGAGCTGTCTCTATGAATCCGCCAATGCATACGCGCGTGCGTAACTACTTCATGAATGCTGGCCTGACGGATGGCTTTAAGGTTCAGTTGCTGATGTGGACCGACTCAGGAACGGAATCTGACCGGTTCATGGTGTTTCGTCCAAATGGCGGCAGTAATATCCGCAATGGCCTCGGCAATGAGCAGTACATCCTGGTCGACGTTATCGGCGCAAAAGGTGGCAATGCTTTTGTTGATGAGCGCGTGCAGCAGATAGTCGATTACGTCCAGCAAAACCCCATGACCGATGATTGCGTCGGTTATCTCCAGAATATGGGCGCTATGCCCGGACCAGTTCTTACAACCGAGGGACGCCTTGTCTATCGGCTTCAATTCGTCGCCACCTACGGCGAGTAATTAAACGTCAAAGAGGAAGTAACATGGCTAATTGCCCAACCAGCAACGAACGCTTGTTCGGTGGCGCTATTGTGCTTGAAGTTGCCGACGGCTGCCCGGACACCGTGCCGCTTGAATCGGAATTTAAAGCGCTGGCCGCCGGTACGTCAAAAGGGTTCGACTTCAGCCCGAACACCGTGACCAGTGATGCTGACGATGGCGGCGGCTTTGTCGAGAGCATCACCACAAACTCCGACTTCACCATCAGCTTTGAAGGTGAGGTGCGCAAAAACGACAAGCTCGACCAGTACGGTATCGGTCGTTTCATCAAGTACTTCGCTACCGAGCTTAAGGCCAAGCGACAGCCTGGCATCTGGGTTCGCATGGAATACGGTCCGGTGACCTTCCAGGGTTACATGGTTATCACTACCCTCAGCTCGGACGGCGGCACTAACGACATCGTGACCTTCTCCACTGAGTTCAAAGTGGGTGACTCCAGCACCGTGCAGGTTACTGATACCTCCGAACCTTCCAGCTAAAACACTGCGGGGCGCAAGCCCCCTTTCTGAGAAAGAGATATGCAGGTTCTGATAAACGGAATTCCCTACGAGCCAGCGTCGGCGCGCTCATCTGGCATTGGTATTGCCATCACCACCCATAACCGCCCCGACGTACTGGCGCGCGCTCTTGAGCAGCACCAGAAACATCTGCCGCCCGGCGCAGTGGTTGTGATTGTCGATGATGGCTCGGTGCCGGCCGCCGCAGCACCAGAATACGCAAGGCTTATCCGTCACGAACAATCTCAGGGCATCGTGGCATCCAAAAACGCCAGCATTGAAGCCCTGATTGATGCCGGTTGTGAGCATCTGTTTCTGTGGGACGATGACGCATGGCCGATTGCAGATGGCTGGCATATTCCGTATATCGAGTCTCCTGAGCCTCATCTGGCATATCAGTTTCTCGACCTGGCTGGCCCACGCAAGCTGAATGACCTTTCAGTCCTGTACCGCGATGAAAAACACATCGCCTACACCGGCCAGCGCGGCGTGATGCTCTATTACCACCGCAGTGCGATTGAAAGGGTCGGCGGGTTCGACCCGGTTTACGGGCGCGGAATGTACGAGCATTCAGACCTCGCACTGCGAATTCATAATGCTGGGCTTACCTCATGGGCATATGCCGACGTTATTGGCTCTGAGAAGCTGATTTACTCACTGGATGAGCATGAGTCGGTAGAGCGCTCAGTACCCAAGCCAGAGCGCGAGCGTCAGGTCAGCAACAACGTAAAAATTCACAACGAGCGCCGGGATACTGGCTATACCGGATGGGCACCATACAGAAAGCAGCGTAATGCTGTCATCACAACCTTGCTGACCAGTCATCCTGACCCGCAGCGAGGAACCAGGATGAAGCCAGAGCAGTCTCTTGTCGCCAGATGGTCAGAATCGATTAAAGGTGCCAACGCGATAATTCTCGCTGACGAGTTCGAATATTCCCCACCAGGTCAGACAACGGTACGCGTACCTGTCGTTGATATGAATGTTTACTTCCAGCGCTGGCTGCACCTCTGGCAGCACCTTCGAGACCATCCTGAATATCGGTTCGTCTGGTGCACCGACGGGACAGATGTCGAGATGCTTCGCGAGCCGTGGAGTGAGATGCATCCGGGCGTGATTTATGTCGGCTCTGAACCAAAGACATATTCCGATGAGTGGGCCATCAATAATCATCCTGAGCGCGTGTATCAGTCATTCCTGAAGCAGTACGCCAGTGACACCATGCTGAACGCCGGATTGCTTGGCGGGTTACGCGAAGATGTCATGGAGTTTGCTCACCGCATCGTGCGGCTTTACTACCGCATCGAGTCAGAACGATTCTGGAAGAAAGAGGGAGCCGCCAGGGCGGTTGGCGACATGATCGCATTCGGTATCGTGGCGAAATCGTTCGGTGACCGAGTGATTACCGGACCGAAAGTGCACACGGTGTTTAAGACCAACGGCATCGGCAAGGAAACAGCATGGTGGCAGCACAAGTGACATTCGCGGTTGTAGGACATCACCGACGCGCTGAGCAGGCTCAAAGGCTTGCTGAGAGCCTTAATGCGCGGATTTTTATCGATGATGCCGACCACGGAGCCAACTGGAATCACCTGAGAGCAATCAAGTGGGCTGCCGGCCAGTCAGCGCGAGTGGTCGTGCTGGAAGATGATTCCCATCCCGTGGATGGCTTTGCTGGTCTTGCGGCTGAATGGTGCGCCAGATTCCCTGATGAGCTAATCAGTTTTTACCTCGGCACCGGTCGCCCGCCGCAGTATCAGCAACAGATTGCTGAAAGCCTTATCGCCGCTGATAAGTTCCGTGCTGATTACATCACCCTGAACCGACTGATTCATGGCGTCTGCTATGCGCTGCCAGCCAGTGGAATTAACCGCATCCTGATGAACTGGAGCCAGCGAAAGCCGGCAGATTATGCCCTCGGAGACGCATGGGGAAGGGATGTTATTTACCCTTGCTACTCCCTGGTAGACCATGCCGACGAGATGCCCGTAGAAAAGGCTTTCGACGGTCTGCCGAGAACCGAGCGAAGAAAAGCGTGGAGGCTTTACCGGTGAATACCCCACTTAAAGAAATCGGCGAGTGCCTCATCAGCGTTGACGGCGAGGATTATTTCTTCCGTCCGTCATTTGTGAACATGTCACGTATTGGTGAGCCAGATCAAATCGTGCAGGTGTTTTACGACCTGCACAACGATGAAGTAACCAGCCTGGTGAGTCGAGCCGTTGAGGCTTACGGATACGTTCCGCAATGGCTTATCAACCACATTAAAAGCACCAGTTACGGTCGCAAAGCGTTTCTCGCTTCAGTGGTTGTTCTGAACGCCTGTTGTGAAAAGGACGCTGGCCCGTTGACCGGCGTATTCCATCCCTCAAAAGGTAACGGACGCACATTCAAGATTCGCAAAGGCGCGCTGCCTGAATCTGACATGCTGCTGATTGCGCAGTCGCTGATAACACATGGTGTTATCGGAAAAGCTAAGGTGCGCAGACTCCAGCGGCATGAAAACGGGGAGACCAGCACAGAGTTCCGCGCGGTCGATTACATCGTGGCCGCGCAGGCGCATTTCGGCATGACCGAGCAGGAAGCCGGGAATCTCACTATGACCAAATTTCAGATGCTCCTGGCAACGAAATATCCTGAGCAGAAAGGCTTTACTCGAGAAGAGTACGACCAGGTAGCCGAAGACTACTTAGCCAAGAAAGCTAAGCGCCTGGCGAATTCCAGGTCGAATGCGCAATCCTCCGCAAGTTTTCCTCCCGTTGGTTGATATGTGATCGCTTTTTGATAAGATCGCGAAATAAGCTATAGGTAGGGGATGAGTTTGGACGCCGGAATGCTTTTTGGCCTAGTCGCGATGGTAGTAATAGCTATCGTCGGATTTGCTAACGTTTCATCAAAAGAAAAGGCCGCAAATGATGATGACGATAAGAGTGTGCTTTTTTTAGATAAACTGGCTGAGATCTCCTTGCTTGAAGAAGAAAAGCCCCATCTTGTCATCATCTATAGGCAAAGCGGTAACATCCAGCAGAAAGACAAGGTATACCCAACAGCGTCGGCTGCTATCAAGGCTGCCGCATCTACCTTCAAAAGAGCCAAAATCCCTTTTGTGGTTATTAATGAAAACAGCCCCAATAGACTCGCTTTTAGTCGACCATGGCACAATCACAGAGGGGCGGCAGAAGGGAAGAAAGTTGGGTCAGCTGTCATTGTTCCGCTGAATGCTCCATGAAGATTCTTCAGAAATGCTCAATCTATAGATAATGTTCTTTCGCTGTTACGATAAAAGATAAATTTGATGATGAATTGAGGAATATCATGAGCAAAAAAGGAGCGGCAATTGGCATTGTACTGCTGTTGGCATGTTTTGTAGGTTCGGTGATTTTGGTGCCCCAAGAGGACGCGCAGGGTGCGGCGATGGTTAGTGCTTGCGATGCACTGACCAAGAGCCAAATGAAGTCACCATCAACTTATAAAATGTTGGACTCATTATTTGAAATAAAGAAAGTTGATAAAGAACACATCTCTGCCAAATTAAAGCAGATAGATAACGACTCCATAAGCCAAGGTGTTGCCAAAGGCTACTTAAGCCTCAGTGAAGGAAAGGCTTTTGTTGATTTTGAAGCACAAAACTCCTTTGGAGTGCCATTAAAAGGCACCACGCAGTGTAACTTCAACATCTATGCTGACTCTTGGGCATCCCTTGAATCAGCAACGGTGGGTGATAGGGATGTGAGCATGGCTGATATAATTATTACATCATCTGAACACAAGGTTGATTCAGGATTTTCATCAAAGCTTAAATATCTTAAATTAAAGATTCTTCAAAAAATCTGATTTATACACAGCCAAAACCCGCCAATGTGCGGGTTTTTTGTTTTCTGGAGACCACCGATGGCCGGAGATAAGCAGTTAGGTAACATCGTCTACCAAGTGGAAATGGATGTTGCTCAGCTCATTGCAGCTCAGCAAAAGGTTAATCAGCGTCTTGACCAGATGGATGGTAGTTTTAATAAGTCATCTCAATCCGCTGGTCGTTTCGAGGGCGCATTAAACAAGGTTGGGCTTGCTATTGCTGGCGCTTTCACAATAGAAACGGCCAGGCGGTTAATCGAAATTGGCGATCAGATGAATACCCTGCAAGCTAGGGTTGCGCGCCTTAGTCCAAGCGTTGAAGCTGCCAAAGAGTCAATGAAGGCATTGTCTGCCATTGCCTCTCAAACCGGGAATAGCCTTTCAGATACTGAGCGACTTTGGGAGACTCTCACCTCAGCGCTGAAAGAAACAGGGGCAACAAATTCGCAGATTCTTTCCCTGACTGACACACTTCAAAAAATAGGCACTATCGGCGGGTCGTCTGCTGAGGAAATGTCTAATGCCCTGCGACAGTTCGGGCAGTCAATTGCAGGTGGCGTTGTTCGTGCTGAAGAGTTCAACTCCATTCTTGAGCAGATGCCGGAACTGGCGAGGCAGATAGCTGCTGGTTTAGGTATTTCGATTGGTCAGCTAAGACAACGGATGCTTGAAGGCAAGCTAACCGCTCAGGACGCGCTAAACGCTATCCAGAAACAGTCGGAGAGTGTTAATGCTGAATTTGACAAAATGCCGGTTAGCATCGACAGAGCTAAAAACAGTCTCGATGTTGCCTTTAAAAACGCAATAAGTGATCTCAACCAGGCCATAGGTCTGACATCCACACTTGCCGGATTAATGCAAAGCGTTGCTGATAACCTTAATTATTACAATAACAACGCAGGCGATGCCGGAAGGATGCCAAAACTTATTAAGTTGCAGCAAGAGCTTAATAAAGAAGTTCAGGAAGGGCAGCGCTGGTATGAAAGCGATGCTGTTTTTCAGCAAAGAAGAGGACAAGCTGCTTTTGAGCTTAAGCGAACAGAGCAGGAAATAGCCAGCATTCGCGCCAAGGCTGCAAATGAAGCCAAAAACAACCAAGGTTTCAAAAGCCCTTCAACCAACGGTGATGATGCAGCCACCCAAAAGCTTGTCAAAAACTCGGAACGCAGATTAGCACTAGCCAAGCTTGAAGGTGAGGCTCGCGCAAGGTTGCAGGCTCAATATGATGCGGCCGATGCCGGGATTTCTGACCAGAAACGAGTGAAGGCACTACAGGACGAGTATGCCGAGACATACCGGGTAACTGAAGCAAGAAAGGAAAGCAACAAGGAAGGCAGGCAGTCGGCCAGCCAGGCTGAGGCTATAGCGCAGAAACTGGAGGCGCTGAAACAACAATCAGAACTTGCTGCTGATTCAACAGGAGAGTTAAGCAGAGAGCAGGCGATGCTAAATGCTGAGCTTTCTCTTGGGAAAGGCGCTACCCAGGCTCAAATCCAACAGGCAAGGCAGTATGCTGCGACAAAATGGGAAACGGCCAATGCTATTAAGGCACAGGCTGCCGCTGAGAAGCTACTCCCGGAATCGCGAGAGAACGCCAGCTATAAGCAAGACGTGCAAGACCTGAATACTGCATTGTCTGCGAAAAAAATAAGCCAGGAACAATATAACCAAACTTCAGAGAGACTTGAGGCCGAGCATCAAGCTAACCTCGCCAAAATACGCTCTCAGCAAGCAGTTACGCCGCAACAGGAAGCTGCAGGCAGTGTTGATCCAGTTCAGCAGTTAGTGAATGAAAACACCAGAAAGCTTGCTCTCATTCAGCAATTCGAGCAGCAAGGCGTTATCTCACATCAGAACGCCCTTGCTTTACAGGCAGCTGCTGATCGTAAGTATGAACAGGAACGCATTGCTGCTCAGTGGGAAATATGGCGAAACCAGAGCGCAGGAAACGAAGCACTTGCTGCGTCATTCGATGCACTTGCTGGTAACGCTTCAAACGCACTAACAGGAATAATCACAGGAAGCATGAGTGCTGAAGGCGCTGCCAGGTCGCTGGCAAGCACGGTGCTCAATAGCCTGGTTAACTCCTTCGTCCAGATGGGTGTTGAATGGGCTAAGAACGCCATCATTGGAGCCACTACTCAGCAGGCCGCCATAGCGGCAACTACAGCCACCCAGGTTAGCGCTCTTGCCACCACAACGGCGGCAAGCACCGCATCAGCAGCTGCCACGACAGCGGCATGGACACCTGCAGCTATCGTCGCATCTATCGGGTCATTCGGTGGTGCCGCTGCGGTTGGGCTTGGCGCTGTCGTAGCAGCACTCGCTCTTTCTGGAAAGCGCAAAAACGGGGGCCCGGTATCAGCGGGTGGGATGTATCAGGTAGGCGAGGGCGGGATGCCGGAGATTTACCAGGCCAGTACCGGGAAGCAGTACATGATCCCCGGTGACAATGGCCGGGTGATAAGCAACAAGGAGATGACGGCGGGGGCAAGTGGCGGGGTGGTAATCAACATCCAGAACTACACATCGTCCTCTGTAGATGCTAAGGCCGGAGCTGATGGCAATGGCGGTGTGACCGTGGATGTAATCGTCGCCGACCTGAACAATGGCGGTCCAATCAGCAACGCCATAACCAGCAACATGAACGTTAAACGCACGCCAAGAGGACAAGGCTGATGGCTATTATCGACTATCCCGAATGGCTGCCGTTGGCGCAGAAAGCCAGCAAAAATATGACCTTCGACACCGGGTTTCAGACTGACCAGCCAGCAGTCGGCCCGGCTATTTTCCAGAACCTTACTGACGACCTGAAAACCACATGGTCGCTGACGTGGATGTTCACGCTGGACCAGGAGCGGGCTTTCCAGCAGTGGCTGCGCAGCCCGAACTACCTGAATCGCGGTGTTAACTGGTTTCGGATGCCCATCAACATCGGCGGCAGTGGCTTGCAGGTTCAGGAGTTGCATTTCACACAGATGCCGGTGCAAACCAGCATCGACGGCGGAGTGGTTACGTGGACAGGCACTGTTATCGCCAACCATCTCTATAACCCTGACGACGAGTTCGACGACATCATTGTTGAGCTTCCTCCGCCGTGGGATTCATGGTTGGATATCGTTGTCACTGGCTATCCGGACGGGCGCGATCCGGAGTCACTACCGAGGGTGCCGTAATGCCGAGCCTAAGGGAGTACAAGCAACAGCGCCCGACGCGCGGCCTATACGACACAATCACGTTCTATCACCCGTCATTCGGATACGTCCGCCTGGTAGACAAGCAGTTCTTCGACAAAACGCTTGGCGGCCAGGTGTACAAGCCTGCGCGTTTCGAGATTGAAGAGAGCCAGCAGAGCGGGACTCCTGTGATTGACGCCACTGTGAAACTTGGCCGCCTTTCATCGGACATCAAAGCGCTGATGAAGAAGTGGAAGGGTGCATCGCGTCTGACGGCAATCACGGCCACGCGGCAGATATTCGACAGTGGAGACGTTTCTGTGCCGATTAAGTCTTGGCAACTGTACGTCAAAACGGTAGATATCGACGCAGATGCTGCATCAGTAACTCTCTCAGTAACCAACCCGCTAAACAACAACATAGGCCGCCTTTATGACCCACAAGAGTACACGGGGCTTCAGTACCTCTGAGTTCGTCAGGCAGGTCATTGGCGTGCCGTGGGCGAACCGTGCCTGCTCGTTCGAGAAAGTAGACTGCTGGGGTTTGGTTATTCTTTATTACCGCCACGTGCTCGGTATTGAGCTACACCAGACACCGGACTACGAAGCCGGCTCTGACTTCTTCACCTGTTATCAGGGCGACGTCGTATTCTGGCGTCAGGTCGAGAAGCCTGTTGAGGGCGGGATATTCGTGGGATACCGAGGCGCGCAACCGGCGCATGTTGGACTGGTGCTCAACAGGCAAGCGTTGCACTCTCGCGGCGAGAACGGAAGCGTGCGTGCAGACTCTTTGCTGGTCATTCAACGCGCATTTACCAAAGTGGAATTCTACGAATATGGCTCTGATTGAATTAAGTCGTTTCCCGGGAACGCCAAAAGAACGCTACAGGGTGCCAAATGGCACCCTTTTTTATGACTGGCTGGCGGCCAATGACGCCACCTTTCACCGTGACCTGCTTATCATCCGCAACGGCGTGAAGCTGAGTGACGACGATGAGCTGGCGTTTGAGCTGAGCGAGCTGGACAAAATCCAGATCTTCGACCAGCCAAAGGGCATCGTAGAAGATATTCTTAGCCCTATCTTTAAAGTGGTTGGGCAGGTTTTTTCCTTTCTTGCGCCAAAGCCAGCTATCGCAAACACTGGCGGGAATACAGTAGATTCTCCAAATAATAGCCTTACAGGACAGACTAATACCGCGCGCGTCTATAAAGCCAAGCCGGATATTTATGGTCAGGTGAGGTCATTTCCTGACCTTATTCAGGAATCTGTTTTCGAATATGTGCGTCAGAATGATAAAGATGGCGGACTGAAGTACGTGACAGAATGGATGTGCATCGGAATCGGTAAGTACGATTATGAGTCTGTGCGCTACTCTGAATCGAGTCTGGGCTCACTGGCTGGGGCTGAATATCAGTTTTATCAGCCCGGTGAAGTCATCCCCCAAATCGTCGAGGGATATGGCTTCGATGACGTAGATGGACAGGAGGTGCCTGGGCAGAACGAAGCGGGAGATTTCCCGATAGAAACGGCGACGGCAAACACAGTCGTCAGCGGGACATATTCCGGCGGCCAGATAGCCATGAAAATCGTGAAGCAATCCGACTTCGATTATTTCATGGGGTTAGTGCTGCCGCATGCCGTAACATTCACCATTAACGTTACGTACAGCACGGCTTCTGGCAATGTCACTACTGATGCTACTTTCTCTGGCACCCTTATCTCCGCTGTTGAGACAAACGATGGGGCGGTTACTAATCCTGTTCGCTGGTACACTTTCACGATGAGCGACCTGCAGGGCCCTCAGGACATCCCGGCAAATGCCACCATCAACACTACGAAATTCATTCTCAACGACAACGAAGCGCTTGTTGTGGGGCCATTCTTCTCGCCAGTTGAATCTTCTCAGCTCTGGCTACACACGCAGTCGAGCCTGGGTGGTAAAAAACAGACGAACTGGAAAGTTGTTATCTGGAAAATCGACGATGATTACAACCAGATCCCCGGCACTACGCAGACATTTACTTATTACCAGGGAACGCCGCACGACCATACGAGCGAAGTGTTTTATCGCACAGATAAGATAACCCCGTCAGGTGGCTTTGGTAAGTATGCGATCAGCTTCCAGCGCACTGATAACTCCAGCGATGCCTCGGTGCTAAAAGTTGAAGAAATCCACGCCATTAATATCAGAACGAATGTCGTTCATCCTACTGATACGCTGGTACGTGTCAAAGTTCGGGCGACAGAAAACGCGCTGGGAAGTCGCGAACGCAAATATAACGCTCTCGTAACGCGCCATACCATCACTTACAACCTAAACACGCAGACTGTAGATTACACGCTGCGTCCATCGCGATCATTCGCTGATGCTGTGGCGCATACATGGCTAATCATGGGCGAGCAGTCGGTCAGCAGCATTGACCTTTACGGGCTGTACTCTATTGCTGAAAGCCTGCCAGATGAGCGCCTGGGCTACTTCGACTACACCTTTGACGACGAAAACGACTCGTTAGGCGACCGTGTGCAGGCAATCTGTAATGCGGCATCGGTGGTTGCTTATTGGGATGACGGTGTGCTGACGTTCACCCGCGACCAAAAGGTTGATTATCCGGCGGCAGTATTCAACCGGGCCAACATGAAGACGGACGAATACAAAATGACGTATGAGGCCACTCTTCCCGGCGGCTACGACGGCGTGCAGGTGTCCTACGTTCACTCGACAACGAACAACAAGACTTACATCAACTACCGCGTGCTGAACGGCGCTATCGTTGAGCAGGAGGCGGAGAACCCGAACAAGCTGGAGATTGTCGGATTCCGCAACGAGTATCAGGCGCGTGAGAGGGCGATGAGGGAAGTTAAGCGGCTGATTTACTCGCGTGTGAAGATGAACGCAAAAGTTTTCGAAGATGGCATTATCCAGGTGGGTAGCGTCATTCAGATGCCGGACATCTACGACAGCAACCAGCAGCAGGGGTATATCACCGGGCGCGCCGGGAACAACTTCGATACCAGCGAGCCAATTACATTTACCGGCTCGATGTATGTGCTTGTCACAGACAGCATGGGAAATCCGACGTTACGCTACCCAGCTTCGCCTCGAACGGACACCAAATACGGATTCACCGCGGCAATACCAAACATTCAGCTCAATATCTGGAATGGAGACACTGTGCAGCTTCCGTCGCGCTACCTAATTGCGACAGTAGAAGAACTGGACAGCCAGCTATGGACGGTAAACAGCATCAAGCCAAATACCGATAACACCGTCTCACTGACAGTCTCAGAATACAGCGACTCTATCTACTCATAAGACCCATTCAACCATCACAACCCGGCCAACGCGCCGGGTTTTTTTATGGAAAAAATATGGCTACGCAACCTACTAATAATCCAGTACCGAGCGAGTCCCCGCGCGATCTTAAATTTAACGCAGGGAAAATCGACGAATTCGTCACCTCACTGGTTAATACTTATGTTGACCGTTTCGGTAACGAGCATTACACCATTGAGGGGCTGCGCTGGCTGGCGCAGCAGGCTATCGCGCAATACGGATGGATTCCTGTCGGCACATTCCAGGCCGGTACAACATTAACGCTGCCCAATCAGGTTCTGAAAGACATGACGGACGGTGAATATTACCGCTGGGATGGTGCGCTGCCCAAGGTTGTTCCTGCCGGATCTACGCCAGCATCTACAGGCGGAACGGGTGTAGGGGCATGGATAAGCGTTGGAGATTCAGCGTTAAGGTCAGCGCTGGCGAGTAGTGACGGATTCTCCTTAATTGGTGAGTTAATCTCTGTTGCTGATTTTTCAAAAATAACTCCAACTGACAAAAAGAAAGTTCGCCTTCGCGGCTGGTACGCCGTCTCAACAGTAGGTGCCGGGGATTTCTATTATGATTCCGCATCTCCAAAATCGTTACACGATGGCGCGATTTATATTTCTCCAACGGTACCATACGCGAATGCTATTGATTTTATAAATGGCGCAGGCGAATCAGACCCTTCAGGCACTGGATGCTGGGTGCGTTCAAATGTAACTGAAATACAATTTTCATGGTGGGCTCCGCAGTTTCTTGAACATCACTCATCCGCGCTTCAAAAAGCTCTAGATAAAGCTAAGCTTTTACGATTAGATATTTATCTGCCGCCGGGTGAGTTCATTCTTCGCAGTAAGGTGACTTACGACTATTCTTCTGGGGTGACATCTTCATCTCCCAGGGGGGGTAACATAATTGGCTCAGGAAGCAAAAGAACAGTAATTATTCAGGATGTTCAGTCTGGTGGCTTTCCTTCTAATGGAGTCGCGCTCCAGATAACAGGAAGTTTAGGGACATCTGATTACCAAATTGACAGGTTTACATTAAAGGGTATGAGTATAAGAGGTAACGGAACGGTGGCTTCAGGTAATAATAACACCGGAACGTTTCTTATTATGGAGAGGATGGTTGGGTTCACAATAGAGGATATATTCTCCAATAATCTGTATAGGAGTCTAATTATTCAAGACTCTCTGTACGGCTCGGTAAGAGATTGCAGGATAACGTCCAGTGTGGAAGGCCTCCTGATGAGAAAGCTCAACTCTGTTACCGGTGTTAATGTTGTAACATTTGAAAGGGTGGACTTTATTGACTGCTGGCACCTTTGTTTACAAGCGGTAGAGTCCCAGCAAGTCGTTATTGACAACTGCTCTTTTGAAGCAAATGGCAACAGAGATACAGCAGGGACGGCTTGTATCATCGCTCGTAGAATTGGGTCTGCAGGCGGCGTTGGGGTTGATATCCGTAATTGCTATTTTGAAAACAACAATATGAGGGATGTAGCGATCGCTTATGATATCAATCTGCCCTGCCAGGCAAGCATTAGAAATTGCAATTTTGCAAAAACTTCATCCAATGCATACTCAGGAAGAATTGGCGTTACAGGTAGCGTAACTCCTACCGGCACTGCCTACTGCAAGTTAACTATGACAGATAACCAGTTTCTTGTAGGTGGGGATTATGTAGATGATCCCGTGAATAGGCCAGATGTATTTTTTAGCGGGTTTTCATTCACCAATACCGGCCCTGATAAAGTGAAATTTATTGATGAGAATAATGTAATAACTGCAGGGGTAGTAGTTACCTCAGCGGTTAACTACATTAAATCAAGAGGAGACTTATTTACTGCCAGGGTCGCTGCGGACGGAACGCTATCAGCAGCAGGCTCAGCGAATGTTGTTTCAGTTTCAAAAACTGGAACTGGATTATACACATTAACAAGCAATGTAAACCTTGATAAGGCGGTTTTTTTGACAATGTTTCATAACGGAAACGGTGGTGGTATACAAGTTACAAGCACTAATAATGTGGCAAGTGTTATCGTGAAAAACTCCAGCGGGGTTAACTCTGATATTGCGTTCACAGTAAAAGCCGTGCTTCTGTGAATTCAAAATGAAAATTAATGGCCTCGCTAAGAGGCCATTGGTCCTACATTATTCTTTTGTTATAAACTAGCAGAGTGACATCACCATAGTGTAAAGTCTCGTCAGGCTTTCCAATTTTGTTTATCGTTCCATTAACGCAGAAGTCTAAATTATTTCTGCACTTACCTCCAATTGACGGAGATATGGCAATAAACTGCCTGTCAGGACTATTATCTATATAACTTTTTGACAGCCAAGATCTCATTGTCTGAGCCCTTGCTCTCTTCAAATCAATCGATCCATCTTTCTCACTGAAGTATACTGGAGTTACATGTATCTTACCGTTAGAAAACCAGGTAACTGTGTGCGTTAGTCTCCAGAAAGAACCATACCCAAACGAAAGGTTATTTTTATGTAAAAATCTCACAAAATCTACGGTTTCATCCTGCTTTTGATGTAACCCGTTAGGGGTGGCGGCATATGAGTAAATAGAGCTAACGCAATATAACGCTATGATAGTCGAATAAACTATGCTTTTTAGCCTTATCGCTGATATTAGCGCCAGCAGTATAGCTATATACTGGATGTTAACAAAAAAACGCGCGCTAAGAATGCTTACGTCTGGATAGCTGAGAATAAATGAAGATATTATTCCAGCAAGGGAGAAGAAAAGCACCAATGAGAGATAGGTATTAACCCCTCCAGACCTGTACAGATTGTATATGGATATGCACGTTAAAACAAAAAACAAACAGAAAGATATGGCATATGCAAGATCATGCTGGATAATCAAGACGTTCAGCATCCTTCCCGTCAAGAATACCATCTGGACGCCATTTTCCAACATTACTGTAAGTGGCACCAATGAAAACTTGTGAATTGGTATTCCCAGGAATGATTGAATGATACCTGAGTACGCAGCTATAAATGAAATCAGATAAACTATCAGGTGCTTAACATTACGCTTGTCTTTATAAGAGATAAAAGCGGTGCCAATGATTAATGGTAAAAGATAGGATGCGTAGAACCACGGATCAGATACTCCTGCAAGAACAGACAGGAATCCAGATATGATGCTGAAGTAAACCTTGTTATTTTTAATAGCTAATAGTGATAACAGCACACAAAACATACCGAATGCATTGGTAGAGTTATGTGAAAATGGATGCACCAAAAAACCGTATGTATAAGAGAATGCCGGGCAAAGTAACGCAATTAAAATGGACAATGAAGAAATTTCATTACCCGTAGCAATCCTGGAAATTCCATATGAAGATAAAGCGATGGCGATTAGAAATAATGCGGTAGCAACTATAACCACGCTGACATCAGTTGAGTCGAACAAATAATAAAAAAGGAAATGAACCGGATAGACAGTTAAATACCAACTATCTACCGTAGGAATCCAGTCCTTAAAAACACTCATTCCACTTTTAAGAAAATCAGGCCAGAATATCTGACTGTTAACTATGTCAGAGTCATAAGGCATATATTTTCTAGTTATCAATATTGATATTAATATGCATGCTATGATTATCGCATACCGCGACGTCCTAGATTTTATAATGTTTTCCATAATCATTAACCCTTATTTTTAATCAAATACCGAGGCCTTTTTTTAACCTCAACGTATATTCTTCCAATATACTCTCCGAGAACGCCAATACCGATAAGCTGAACGCCGCCCAGGAACAGGATTGAAACCAGAAGTGATGGATACCCGCGAACCGGGTTACCAAAGGCAAGCGTGTCGACAATCATCCATGCACCATACAGAAATGATATCCCGGCTACTAACAACCCAATGTATGTCCACATCCGCAGAGGAAAAGTGGAGAAGCTGGTAATACCCTCAAGCGCGAGATTCCACAGCTTCCAGCCGTTGAACTTAGAATCTCCTGCAACGCGTTCTGCTCGTGCGTATTCAACAACGTCAGTGCGCCCGCCAACCCAGCTAAGCACCCCTTTCATAAACAGGTTACGCTCTGGCATTAGCTTGATATTTTCTACTACATCTCGCGACATGAGGCGGAAATCACCGACGTTTTCCTCGATTCGTGGGTTGCTTATTTTATTGTGCAGCTTATAGAACATTTCAGCGCTTTTGCGCTTCAGGCGACCATCAGTGGAGCGGTCTGTGCGTTTAGCCAAGACGACATCTGCCCCGGCTTTCCAGCGCTCAATCAGCTGCGGGATAACTTCAATCGGGTCCTGCAAATCGACGTCAATCGGAATCACCGCGTCGCCGGTGGCATGGTCCAGCCCTGCAAATAGCGCAGGCTCTTTGCCGAAATTGCGGGTGAAGGATAAGGGCACAACCAGCGGATCAGAAACGGCCAGCGCATTGATAATCGACTCTGTAGCGTCTTTGCTGCCGTCATTGATAAATACGATCTCCACCTCAAACGATTTGAGTGGTTCATATTCTCTGACGGTTTTATAAAAAATAGGGATTGTGTCTTCTTCATTGAAGACCGGAACCACGAGTGAAATCTTCATTTTGCTTCCCTGAAGACGATGTATTTCGAATAGATAAACCCGCACACCAGGCTGATAGCGGAGAACACGACCAGCGTAACCACTGGCGGTAGAGAGCATTCATCTGCAGCCCATCCAACAGCTGCGCTAAGCGAGCCCATGAAGCCCACGTAAAGCATATAGCGCGACGTGGTTGTGGAACTGTTGAACGTAAAGCGAGCATTAGCGAAGAAACTGAAACTTACCGCAACAACGAATCCACTGAAGTTAGCCAGCGCCTGGCTGGTTCCCAGCGCATAGAAGCAAGCGGCAAATACCACCCAATGGATTAGCGTGTTGAGCACGCCCACAGAGGCGTACTTTGTAAAGAGCTTGAGCATATCTAAGTCCGTTAGATTTGAAGGGGAAGAGTCTAGCATCGGACGCCGAATCGATCGACGGGTAGTGGGACAGAAGTGAGACACGCAAGGCTTTGCACCGGTTTGCAGAGCTTTGCATGTTTTGGCGTCATGGGACGTGTGAGCGCAGGTGTGACGCGGTAAGTTACTGTGTTACAAGGTGGTTCTTATAATTCGTAATGCGAAGGTCGTAGGTTCGACTCCTATTATCGGCACCAAGAAATCAAATAGTTACGTAGTGTCTTATCTTTTTCCCACCAAAAATTATTTTCATGTAACTGCTGATGTAAGTAAATTCTATCAACGAAGATCAATCTTATCTACTGACCAAAAAGGCCGGATAGGGCTTCACTCGCTATACCTCCGTGGCTGCAGGTTTAGTTGTCCATGTCTACACCACTCCTAAATTCAATGTGTTGGCAATGTGTTCAATAAAGCTTGAACAAATTAGCTCATTATGATCGGTTAATACTTCACCTTCTGGTTGCATGATGGTTTGTCCGTAAAAAGATAACGCGCCAGCCGGGTAGCAGCAGGCGCATTACGCAATAGGTAAACAAGGGAGGAAGTTCAGAAATGTAAATCGGGAAGGTTGTACGCAATGTTCATCGTACTACGTTGCTACGGCTTTGCTGCAACAAGCCAGTTGCCTGCCGCGCTCGCAGAATATCGACAGCCTGAAGATAAGGCGATTGTTCCTGCCAGTTAAATCCCTTCCTGTCGATACGCACCAGTTCGTATTTTTCCACCAGAAAATTCACGGCATCAGCCAGCGAGATCCCGGCATCGATATGTTCCTGTATAACACGTTCCTCACTGAACGGTGTGTCGTTGAGGGTGAGACCATAGTGCTGTTCCAGCAGGCGTGTCAGTAGCATTTGCCAGACAGCCACGGGTGACAGGCAGGGCTTCACCGCCCGCTGAGTTGTTGCAGGTAAAGTTTTCATGTTTGCTCTCGTGAAAGTTATTAGCGCTGGGTGGGATAAATGGCGATGTACACGTAACCGCAACTGCCAAGGGTGTCGGCTTCACAGGTGAAACCGTTGTGGTACATGATGACGCAGTGGGCATGTTGGGGGCTGACTTCACCGGTGGTCAGCATCGATTCCATCTGGCGGATAAAGTGCGGGAATGTTTCATCCAGCTTCCGGCATTCGGTGTCACTGAACTTGCCGGTGATGCTGGCCCGGTCAGCCAGATAATGCAGCCGGTTCCCCTCCTGCACCAGACGGGCTCCCAGGCGCGGCGTGATATTCCGCTGCAGGCCCCATGTGATGTGAGTCATAACGACTCTCCTTTGTATTGTCAGTTCAGAGTGATGCTCATCAGGCAGGCATAAGGCCCGTTGCGGTCCTGGCGGCGTTCGGCGTATACCGCGAGGACACCTGCGATATCCGGAACGTCCCTGCCGGTGTAATGGCAGACGCTACCGTGCCACTGATATTTTCCACTGCAGTAGCGAAAGATTCGGGACTCAGGATGCTGGCGGTATATCGTCATTGCCCGGCGTTTACTGATAATTTTCATATCATACCTCACAGCAAACCGTGTTCTGCGAACGAATAGATTTGCCTGCCGCCGACAATCAGATGGTCAGGGACGCGGATATCCACCAACTGAAGCACCTGTACCAGTCGCTGCGTGAGGGCTTTGTCTGCCTGGCTGGGTGTTGTCTCGCCAGAAGGATGGTTGTGCGCGAGTATCACCGCCGCCGCGTTGAAGTGCAGAGCACGTTTGACCACCTCCCGGGGATGCACCTCGGTGCGGTTAATCGTGCCGGTGAAGAGCGTTTCATGGGCAATCAACTGATTCTGGTTGTCCAGATACAACACCCGGAACTCTTCCCGCTCAAGCGCGGCCATATGCAGTCGCAGCCATTCACGTACGGCGTGGGTAGAGGTGAAGGCTACGCCGGGCTCATGCAGGTGGCGGTCCAGAGCCCTGAGCGCCCGCTGAATGAGACACCGGTCCTGTGGCGTCATCTCGCCGGGTAAAAAGGAAAGCTGTTTCATCTGTTGCTCCTTCGGTCAGTCGATAATACGCAGAATGGCGTGGGCCTCTGGATGCTGCAGGGCGTAGTCCCGCAGGCGGTAATAGTGTTCAGTCATGGCACCGCATTGGGTGCGACAGGCGTGATGGCTGTACGCAATCAGGCAGACAGCAATACCTGCGGCTTCTGCACTCATTTGGGCATCGTTGCCGTTCAGGCAATTAAACAGACGCCATGTCTCATCATTGTCAGACTCGGGAGCCATAAACGCCCCGCCATTGCTGAGGGTGTAAAAGGACCAGATACCACCGCTGTAGGTCGAACAGAAGCGGTCCATCCAGGCAAAAATACGCGGTTCCAGGGTTGTCCACTGCGGGATAGTGCCAAAGTGTTGCGGCCAGAAATCGATACGCTGTTCGTCGGGTACCTGCGTGACGGTCAGTTCAAATTCTGATTGGTTAGCGGGTGCGAGGTCGTACTGCGTCTGTGTTGTCATGGGCATGTCTCCGTTAATAAAAAACGCCAGCGGCGATGGCTGGCAAATGGGGGAATAAAGCGTGTTCGGGGAGGTGAAATGTGCGGGTAAATGCTTCGCGGTCAGCGGGTGGAGGTGCCTGTACGGATGCCAGAGGTGCGGATGTAGCGGTTAAGACTTTCAGCGGCATCGGGTTCAAAGTTCCATGCCCGCCAGACCATCCGGCCTTCAGTGTCACGAACCACAAGGCGGAAGTGACTGCCTTGGTCGTCTTCGAGGGTGATATTGCTGTACGTGGTAGTGACCGCTTGCGCTTGTCTCCGGGTGAAAGGCCCCGGTGGCAGTAACACGGATTGGGACATTTTCGGGCTCCTGATAAAAGAAAACCCCGGCAGCCTGATGGCTGTCGGGGTTGGTTTGCGTAAGGAGGAACGGCTTTCAGTCGTTACCGCAGTCTCCGGGAGTGGGCAGAACTTTCTCTGCGTTCTTCAGGTCCACAGTGAAAGTCCCCGCTTTACGGTCATTGACGTAAACGTCAAACTGCCCGGTCTTACGGATATCCATAATGAAGTCATACCAGGCGTTATCGCCGTTACGCCAGCCAAGGGTTGAGGGAATGGCATATTGCTTATGGTCCATCACCACGGTGACTGTGGTGCCATCATCGTGCGAACTGACCATTCTGTTATCCGTCAGGGTCAGAAAAACTGAATGCTGGTAGAAACCATTCTGGTCAGGATTTCCAGTACAGTTGATGGTAAACATCTTCCCACTGGTATCGGTCACGCTGTATTCCGTATTGCCCTGGCCATAGCCCTGCTGCCAGAATCCGGGAACCGCAGAGGCTGTAAAGCTGGTAAACAGTGAACATGCCAGTACAAACCGGCTTAGTGAATCTATTGTCATTTCTGTCTCCTTTATCGTTGTTTTTATTCGTGGTTCTCAGGGTTTGAGGGTATCAGCAGTCGCCCCATCAGTTTGCCGTCATGGGCGTACTCAAAGTATCTTTCTTTGGTATACGGGTCCGTCACCTCCTGGTATTCCAGTTTGATGTTATCGGCAATACAAAGCGCATTCATCAGCGGCTGGACGGTTTTTTCCTGCATATCCGCGAGGTAGTAGTAACTACCGCCCTCGCAGCCATCGGGCGACTCACGGGTACGTAAGACCTGCAGGGTGAGACCAGATGAGAAGCCAACCTGTGACCATTCTTCGCTGACATCATCCTGGCGGCTGACCACATCGCTGAAGCGCGGCGGAGTGAGGTCCTTGAATTTGCTGATGGCCTTCAGTTCATCACTTCTGTCATCGCAGGCGCTCAGAAACAGAGTGGTGGCAACCAGTGCCAGCAGAGGCAGTGTTTTACGTTTCATTATTTTTTTCCTGAAATCAGTCGAACCACTTTGGCAAAGACATAAATGCCCACGAAAATACCCACCGGCACGCCGACGAACGGTGTCAGCGCGACACTGGCGGCTCCTGCTGCACCTCCGCCCGTCAAGAGTGCAGCAACCGTCGCAAGGGTCAGGGCCGTGAGGCTGTCGGACACCCCGGTTTTGTTCAGAATGATGACGATGACAACAATGGCGATAATGGCAATGAATGGCATAGGCTCTCCCTGCGGATGAGTTGAGATAGACCTGCA